CAGCGTGGCGCGCTCAGCGGCCTGGATGCCGCGCCAGATGTCAGGCCGGGCTTCGCGCTCGATGTCGGGCTGCTCGTCCAGGTGGGCGCGCACGCCAGCGTAGTCAAGCCCTGTGGGGCCGGCCATACCGACACGCCATTGTGTGTTGACGCCCTGCCAGCATTCCCATGCCTGCACGTTGTCAGGCCACAGGTATGCGGTGTGCTGCGGCTGGGTGTCAGTGTCGTCTGCCCCCAGGCCCAGGCCGGCCAGGGCAGCGCCCCAGGCAGTGCCGGCGTCAGGGAGCGAGGGGCGGTCATGGTTGCTGGTCTCGGCGATTTCGCGGGCCAGCGCGGCTAGTTTTTTTCCTTTGCGCCCACTTCGCTTAAGTAGGTGCGGAAGGCCACTACGCTAACGCCGGGAATGCGGCACAGCTCGCGGTAGGCGGCCTCAGAAAACGGCAGCGGCTTGTCTTCGGCGTCGCGCACGCCCTGCCAGTCTTCGATGACTTCGAGGAGGAAGTCCACCACGCTGGTGTCGTCGCTGCTCGGCCCGAGCTTGGCCTTGATCTGGTCTTGATCCAGGCGGGTGCAGGTAAGGGAAAAATCGAAGGGCTGGTCGCGGCCCTCTTCGTCTTTGATGGTGCCGCGCACCTTAAATTTGAGCTTGTTGCTGACGATGATCTTGATTGCCATGAGATGCCCGAAGTTGCAAACATCGCCCGAGGTGTGAGGGAGCGCGGCGGGCACGTTCGGGGCCGACGTGCCAGGCCAGCCGGGTAGGCTGAGCCCTGCCGCGCTGATGGGCCCAGGCGGGCCGCCACTGGCAGCCCGCCTGTGGATCAGCGCGCTCAGGCGTAGGTGATGAAGCGCCCCAGCAGCGTGATGGCCGCGTTGACCGTGTTGGCCTGGTTGCGGTTCAGCGCCGGGGCCTCAGACACGCTCATGTAGCCGTATCCGTAGCCGGCGGCGCCGCCAGAGAGCTGCAGCTTGAAGGCGCACTTGGTCAGGCCGCGGCTGATGTCCAGCATGGTCTGGTAGTTGGCCAGGGCCGGGTCGTGGCCCAACTGCATCGTCATGCTCATGGCGTTAAAACCGGTGGGCACGTTGATGTCGTTGCGCTTGGCAAGCGGGCTCACAGTCGTGAAGCGCGCATCACCGCCGTTGGTGCTGATGGACAGCACCTGCGGCACCTCCACCCAAGAGCTGATCTTTTGCGCCGAGCCTACGCCGGCGCCGGCCGCGTAAAAGCTGGTGTTGGCGGCGTTCAGGCCCAGCAGGCTGAAGGTGTCAGCGGTGAGTTGGTCGGCCCTGAACACCGTGTCGGTGGCGTCCTCCCAGCCAGAGGTGAACAGCAGTTCGTCGTTGTCGGCGTAGCCGTGGGCCACGCTGGTGGCCACAGCCGGGTTGGCGTTGGTGACCGCGGTGATGGTCTTGGCGGCGGCAAAGGTGGTGCTGAAGTAGATCTTCGAGCCTTCGGGGAAGTAGTAAGCCATGATGGCGTCCTTTCAGTGGATCAGGGGGTGAGCGAGTGGGTGACGGGTTCAGAACGTGGCGGCGGCCACGCGCTGGCGGGCGGTGAAAACGAAGGTGGCGCAGACGGTGTTTTCGCCATCGGCGTCGAAGTCATAGGACACAGACTGCGGCTGCAGGGCGATGACGGCGCCGCCCAGCGTGGGGTCGGCCATCAGCTTGGCGTAGACGGTGGACACCAGGGCGTCCACCGCCACGTCAGGCGCCTGGCCGGCAGTGGCGCGGGCGTAGCACTCCACGCCGATGCGCGTGTCCCACGTGATGGGCTGGCTGCTGAGCACCGAGGCCTCGAGCACCTGGCTGTCCACCGGGCGCACCACCACGGCGGTGCTGGTGCTGGACGACACCGGGCGCAGCCGCACGCGGCCGACGTTGGCCACCGCAGGCGCGGTGCCCAGGGCAGCCACGACGGCGGTGATGGCGGTGTTGACGATGCTCATGCGCGCTCCAGCATCAACACGCTGACGCCCGTGCCGTCAGGCTCGTGCGCCGCCACCGTGTAGGCCACGGCGTTGACGCTCACGGCCTGGCCCACAGGGTCAGCCGTTACGTCAGCGGTGCGCAGGCGCAGCGTGGGCTGCGTGCCGGCCATGCCGATGCCGACCGAGCCCAGGGCGAAGCCGTTGTCGAAGATCCCGCGCACGGCTGCGCCGTTCACGGTGCAGGCCACCGCGAAGTCAGCGAAGAAGGGCGCGAGGTCTTCGGTCATGGCTGGGCCTGGGCTGGGCTTGTCGTCTGGCCTTTAGGCTCAGACGGTCAGCGCGTCCACCATCGTGGCGAAGCTCACCACGTTGCGGAGTTGCACGTCCACGTCTTGCAGGGCCACGACGCGCACGGTGCCGGCGGTGCTGCCGGTGTACGGGTCCACCATCAGGTCCAGGCTGCCCCACATGCCGATCACCAGGTCAGCGAAGTTGCCGAACACGATGGCCGAGCAGGTGGAGCCCGAGGTGCCCTTGACCAGGTTGGACGGCACGGCGTTGGTGACGGCGGTGCGGTAGCCGTTCATCGGCGTGTCACCGTCATCCCACACGAAGCCGTTCTGGCCCGACACCTTGCTGGTGGTCTTGAGCTTGCCGCGCACGCGGGCGTTGGTCAGGTAGCCCAGGGTGCCCACATCGGCGTTGGCAACGGCGACGTCGGATTCCAGCGCCACGATGTTGGCCCAGGTGGGCGCTGCACCGTTGGTGCCGCCGATGACGGAGGCCGTCACGCGGGTGAGGATGCCGCTAGGCTGGTTGCTGGCGCCGCTGCCGTTGATGGCGGCTTGCTGAATGGCCTGGCCCAGGATGGTGGCCAGGTCGTTCTGCACCATGGCTTCCACGTCGATGCTGGATTGCAGCAGCAGGCGGCGGCTGATGTCGGTGAAGGCGCCCACCGTCTTCGGGCTCATGGTCACCTGGGCGATGGTCTGGTCGCTCTCGGTGGGGGCGGTGTTCTCAGCCACCCAGTAGGCAGTGCCGGTGCCGCTCAGGCGCGGGATGGCGATGTTGCCCACCAGGCCCGTCAGCATGCGCGTGCCCATGCGGTCAATGACCATCGCGTTGCGCAGCGCGTCGATGAAGCTGCCGCCCAGCAGCTCGGTGGCCACCAGGTTGCCGCCGGCCGTGGCCGTGGTGACGTTCAGGTCACGGCGCTGGACTTCGGTGGGCACCATGAAGCCGCGGGCCTGCTTGCCCAGCTTGGCGGAGGTCGCTTCGGAGCACTCGCGCTCGAAGGCTGCAGCGCGCTGCGCGGCGGCGTCGCCCGGGTTGGCCAGGGCGTTGATGGCGCGCATCATCGAGTAGCGCTTGGTTTCGCGCTTGTCCAGGCCGATGTCGGCCGTGGGCATGGGCTTGCTGGAGAGCTTGGCGATGGCCTCAGCCTGGAACTGCTCAGTGGTCAGGCCGCGCTGAATGGCGTCCAGCGCCATGTCGGCGCCGCCGGGCAGGCCCTTGGCGATCTTGGAGATTTCGGCGGCGTGGTTGCGCTCGGCCACGGGGGTGGTGACATCAGACATGATGTGGTCCTTCGAGGGTTGGGGTTCGGGTTCAGTCGCTGCCGCTCTGGCTGCGGGGCCTGCGGCGGCCGGGAGGTCTTGTGCATCGGTGCCTGCATCCAGGCTGCGGCCGATGCCGACCGTGGGGTCTGCTGGCACGGACACCAGCGACACCTCGAAGGGCTCCCAGTCGGTGACGCGGTAGGTTTCCACACCTTCCTTTGTCTCGACCAGTTGCGCCTTGTGGATCATGTAGCCGACGCTGACGTTTCGGCGGATGCCGTCGCGGACGTCTGACCACACTTCCTCTGCGCGTGCGCTTTTTCCGAAGCGCACGGTGGCACGGGCTACACGGTCCGCACCCACCTCGACAGATTCGATGACGCCGACCACATCACGGGTGTCGTGATCGACGAGAAGATTGGCCCCGCTGCGCAGGCGCCCCTGGCGCATGGCGGTGGCGTTGATGTCCAGGATCTCGATGCCCCAGTAGCGCTCGTAAGGCGTCTCGCTGGCGAAGGCCAGCGTGGCGGTGCGCGCTTCCTCGTTGATGGCGGCACGCTCTACCTGCAGGGCGCGCTCGGTGCGGCCCTTGGGCAGGGCGCGCTGGAGATTGGCTGGCAACTTGCTCATGCGCTGCATGGTGCGGCGCCTGGTGTCAAGTGCGTAAGGCAAGCGGCTTGACAGCGCGCAACTTCAGCGCCCCAGGAAGATCAGGTCTTCTTGCCGCCTGCGGCGCGGCCGGCGCGGGGTGATGGGGATGAAGGGGACATCACGCCAGGGGCGGTCGCTCCAGTAGCTGGGGCGGGCAGGCGCGGGCGCAGGCGCCTGGCCGTCCGTGAGCAGCCCGGTGGCGCTGAAGCTGATGTGCGCCGAGCCGACCATGACG